TTCTATGGTAGATTTATGAGTCACGAGTATGGTAATGGTGAAGGTTATTTCAATAAAACATTTAAACAATGAGACAGTTAATTTATAATGCAGTTAAATGCTTAGAATGTAATGAGACAATAGTAAGCAGACATAGGCACGACTATAAGACCTGTGATTGTCCTAACAAAGCTATGGTAGATGGTGGATTAGATTACCAAAGGTTTGGTGCTAAGAGCATGAGTAGAATAGTAGCTATAGACATATATGCTGATGATGACTATGAAATTGTACGAAGATATGCCACACGTGGTAGTAGAGGTAAGGATGGATTACAAGAACTATCGTGGATCGCGATATGCGATATGGATGATGACTACCTCCAGGCAGTAGTTGATTATGGTGGGGCTGATTGGCATATAGATTTGATTAAGAAAGAAATAGAATACAGAAAAAATAAGAATGAATAATTTGGAAAAATTCATGCAAATTATAGTTTAATTGTCAGGTTAATCCTGACATGTAAGATATAAAAAATAAAAATAATGTTAATAACCTTGTAAATTATATTAATAACTCGTAAATTTGAAACGTCAATGCCACTAAAAACAAAAAATAAATTCATTGGAATTAAGGACTTGTTAGATAATCGCAGTATGCGACTGTCAAACCTTCAAGATGAATTAATCAAGTACGGAGTTCCTGGTAATTGGTACTGTTATCACAATGTATATAATCTAATCAATGGAGCTATGCCTAAAGATGCTTATGTACTTATGTTCCTAGCTGACTTCTTTGAAGAAGATATGGATTCAATAATATATAGGTACTCAGCTCGTAAAGTATATTCCACAGTAGTGTCAAGGACACCGATAGAAAAGAAAAAAGTAATAGAAGATTTATTTTAGATGAAAGTTACTATTGATACCCTTGAGTTAGAGTTATGCCAATTTATAGGCAGAAAAAGATCAGAGATTGCAAGATCTAACAATGTTAAAGATGCAAAGATTGGAGACCATAATGGAGTTGATGCAGATATTCAAGGCTTTATTGCTGAATATGCTTTTGCTAAACACTTTAATTTGTTTCCAGACTTTGGATTAGGACCAAGAAGCGGCAGCTTTGATGGTATAACAAATAAAGGAACTAGATATGATATTAAATCTACTAAACATGAGAATGGAAACTTATTAAGTACATTAAAAGTTAATCCAGATATTGATGTTTATGTTTTAGCTTATGTTCAAAATCAAACAGTAAATTTTATTGGATGGGCAAAAAAAGAAGAACTAATAAGAGAACATAATATAAAAGATTTGGGTCATGGAAAAGGTTACTTTTTAAGTAAAAATAAATTAAGAAAATTTTAAAAAAAAAACAGATGAAAGAACTTGAAGAACACCATCTACAAATGCTACAACTACTTGAAAGCATAGAGGTAATGTTAAATAATGGAGACTCAATACATCCAGACTCAGTTATTAGAGGAGCTATTCGATTAGCAATAGGGATGGATCAGTATGGAATGCCAGAAGGATTAGATACTCCAGAGAAACATGAGCAGTACTTGAAAGATATAGGATTAATAAATAATAAATAAAATGAAAATACATTTCGCACAAAGAGTAATGGTAAAGCTTGTACCTAAATCAAGCACAGATGGATCAATGTCTCAGAACAAATCATTAGTTCAATCTGATTCAAATAAACACAAAGTATTTATAGATAGAGAAGTGTTTAAGAAGTCTCAGAAAGACATTGATGATTTAAAGTTAGCTAAGGCAGAGTTTAAACATAAGCCATCAGCTAAGATTAAGGAAGAGATACTAAGAGCATTCATTGACTCATCTATTCCTAATTGGAACTTATCTTTTGTATTAACCAAATAAATAATAACAGTATGAATTTAGAAAAACTTAATGAACCCCTCACTATAGAAGATATAGATTTTAGAGTTCAAAGCATTAGCGCAAAGGGTTATGCAACTATCTTGGCTTACAAGTCGGCCAGAATTGATATGCAGAGATTAGATCAAGCAGTTGGCCCACTTAACTGGCAACGTAAACATGAACTAATTGATGGTAAACTATTCTGTCACGTTGGTTTATATAACCCAGAGACAAATCAATGGACATGGAAGTCTGACGTAGGTACAGAATCAATGACAGAAGCTACTAAAGGTGAGGCATCAGATTCATTCAAGCGTGCTTGTTTCAACTGGGGTATAGGTCGTGAGCTTTATGACTATCCAATCATATCTATCAAGCTAGTAGAGAAAGATGAATACGAAGTTACTTCTGGTAGAGCTAAACAAACCTGGGGATTACGACTAAGAGATTGGACATGGTTCTCTCAGTTTACAGATGGTAAGATAAGCTACATAGCTTGTAAAGATACTAATGGTAAGCTAAGATTCCAATGGGGTACATACGTTAAAGAAGAAACACCTACGCCTGCTCCTAAAGTAAATCCTGCTAATGACCCTGATGCTAACCCTCAAGGAGTACTCAAGAAAAAGACAGATGCTGAGATAGAACTTGAAGCATTAACTCAAGAATATATATCTGTCATAGGTAAGAAGCCAACAGCTAAGATGACAGCAGAGATGATGAGAGAAGCTATTGACAAAGAACTTAATGAGTATTTATCTCTATCTCTTTATGAAAAAGCACTTGTTGATATGAAGAAGCACACCACTAAAGCTGAGCTTAAACAATGGGCGATGACTATACTAGAACAGTTAGAGTCAGCAGACCCAGATAATCTTGAAGCATTCAAGACTCATTGTAATAACCACGCATTAACTTTAAAAAATTAATTATGACTAAAATATTTGAAGAAGTCTTTATAACAAAAGACACAATTAAACAATCAGCCCTAGCATTTATACAAGAGAATACAGATCCAATAGATGCCTACATGAAAGGAAAAGAGCTAGAAGAAATATCCAAAGAGATAATGGCAGAAGCTAAACAATCTGCCCTTGACATACTAACATCTTCTGACGAGAACAAAGTAAAGATTAACGGATGTTGGATAGGTACAAAGGCAGTAGCTCCTACCTATGACTTCTCAGACAATCCAGAATGGGTAGAACTTAATTTTACGATTAAGCAATTAGAAGCCGATAGAAAGAAGATTGAAACCATGATGATAGAATCATATAGGTACGGTGGTTTAAGTGACTCAGAGGGTAAGAAAATCATTCCTGCGGCCATCTCAAGAGAAGGAAGTATAACATTACAAGTAACAATACCAAAAGAATAATGGAAGAACCATCAATGCTTGATACCGTTAAGATGATACGGTGCGTACTTAAAATATCATCCGCATTCAATGACCTTGACACCATCATATATGAGAAAAAGTATTTCAAATTCAAATTCAAAACAGAATCTGAAAAATGGTTAGAAGTTATGGAATCTCATACTAAATCAATGATGGATGGAATGTCAGAAGATAATCCAGATATGCTTGAGGAACTGTACAAATCATTTGAGGAGTCACTACTTAAAGTACAGCTAGATAAAGAACAAAAAGAACCTATAATTAGACTGTATGTAAAGCTTAAAAGTTGTCTCAATGACATCGAATCAATGGATGAAGGTAAGAAAAGGTTAGCTCCTATTATCGTTAAGATAATGACAGAGCCAGTAGTCTATTGGCTTGAGAAACAGTATCAACCAATTCTATCAATAGTGGATAAAAATGGTAGATTTGTTCATGAACTTATAGATTTTTTAGATAACTTTGGCGAATCTATAGCTTACCTAGAAAATGAAGGAGACAATGATGTTCGGGAAAATGATTAGTATTATCTTAGGGATTGTAATTTTATTTATTATGTATTCAGTATTCGATGAATCAGATAATAAAGATAACCCTAATCACTTACTAAGAAGATTTATTCTCATATATTGTATCTTAACTTCATTTATTGTAGGATTTTTAATAAACTTAAACTTAGACTAATGAAAAAAATGGATAAGATAACACAGGCAATATGGGATTGTCTGGTTGAATTGTATGCTAACTCAACTCCATCTGCTGACTTTAATAAATTAGTAGAAGAAGCTCCCATAGACAAGGATGGCCGCAAAGACATTAAGTTTATGGATTACGAGATAGATTACGATAAAATGGAAGAGATAATAGATAAACATAGAACTAAACTTCTTAAAGGATCTAGAAACAAATTCTTCCACGAAAGACAATTTAACTTTAATATTTATTTAGGGTGTTCTCCTAAGTCAGTAAAGAACAAAATAGCTTAATTATTAATCAGGGTATTGACTAGCTACTAATAGTGGCTGGTCATTCTGCCCTCTAAACTTTTCAAAATGAGCTGGAACGATTGGATAAAACAAAACATAACAGATAAAGATATAGACTACGATAGATTACTTGAATTAGCAGTAAGCAGTTACAACCTAGATAAAAAAACTAGGAAGATGGGCCAGAAAGATAGAGTTCAATTTGTATTACTGTGGTGGAATAAAAACAAAGATAAGTTCAGAAAGTACAATACAACTAATAGAGTTGGAGCATTACTAAACATAGGTCACGCAACAGTCATTCACCACTACGCATACAGAAAGATGTCTAGCATCTACGAAGAAGAAACAAAATGTATTAAAGACTTTATAGAAAGCTAATATGAATTTAAGAACAAGGTCAGAGCAATTAATCATTAAGGAAGTACTCAGTAATCCAGGTGGCGTTCACGACATCATGGATAGGGTAGATTCCAATATGTTTATTGATCCAACGACAAAACTAATATTTGAAGCTATAACTGACCTATATCTTAACCACGAGCCTATAAACATCACAACGATAAATGATTCGATAAAGAAGAGTAAGTCTATCTACAACAAAGAAGCTATACTAGAGATGAGTAAAATCATATCTATACCTGCTGCTATTAACGAGTACGAGAGTTGTATTGATAGCTTAGTAGCAGAAGCAATACGAAGTGAGCATGTTGAATTAGCTGGTAAGCTATCTCTTATGTCTAACAGAGATGATTACGACCCTAACGTGGTAATAAATCTATTACAAGACCATTTAGTAAATAACAAATACAAATCATTACTAAATAAGAAAAGCTACGACAATGAGACACTACTCAATGAGCTTGAGGAGAAGATGAAGATAGCTGCCGATAGTAATGGTGTATCTGGTATTCGTACAGGATTCCATAAGTTTGATGAGATTACCTCTGGTATGCAACCTACTAACCTAATCATCGTAGCTGCTAGACCTGGTGCTGGTAAGACACAGTTTGGACTTAGCATTATGAAGGCAGCATCCATACGTAACAATAAGAAAGGTTTATTCATATCATGCGAGATGGATGAGGTACAAGTAATGAAACGACTTATAGCTGTTGACTCTGGTGTTCAAGGTTACTCAATTAAGAAAGGTAGGCTTATGCCTAATGAACGTGGTAGGTTTGAAAGGTCCAAAAGAAGAATCTCCGCATCTGGTGTTCGCATCGTAGGAGGATCATTCACTATCACAGATGTAATAACCATGGTTCACAAAATGAAATACGCTGAGGGATTGGACTATGTCGTAGTTGATTACATTCAGAAGATTACAAGCCCAGGAGCGCAGAATAGAACTAATGAGGTAGGTGATGTATCAAGAAAGCTAAAAGACATGGCAAATGAGCTTAAAATACCTATTGTGGCCCTTGCACAGTTATCTAGAGCAGTAGAGCTAAGAACTGATAAGCGACCAATACTAAGTGACCTTAGAGAGTCTGGAGATATAGAGCAAGATGCTGATATAGTTTCTTTCCTATTTAGACCATCTTACTATCTGCCAGGAAACGAGAGAGATACTAGTCCACTAGCTAAGCAAGGATTTGTTTACATAGCTAAGCATAGAGATGGTGAGTTGGCTGATATAGAGTTAGAGTTTGACTCTGAGATACCAGCGTGGCAAAACATAGGAGATACTGGTGATTACGATGATAATACAGTACAAACCTCCATAGAAAGATTTGATAATACTAACGATTTTGATTTTTAATTATGAACAAAAAAACATTTGAAGAACATCGTGAAAATTGGAAGTCAGAATGGTTTAGTAATTGGAGGCTGCTAGACATTGATTTTGAAATGTATATGTTAATGAATGGTCTTACTCAAAAAGAGTTTGATGAATTAAACATAGAAGAATACAATAATATTAATGACTCATTTAAAGAATAATTATGTACGAAAAGAATGTAGAGCTATTTAAAGGCATAGAAAGAAAGTTTGCTAAATCAATATAGACTTTAGGTAAGATAAACTTCTCCACTAAAGAACAAGATATCCACGAGCATTGGGATGTATCTATTACCATGCAGATAGATGTCAAGGCCATGAAGAAAAAACATCGTGGAGACAGTAGTACAAATGAAAATATCCACTATGTAGAGTTGAAAAATGTTTTAGGTAATCCTGGATGGTTATACGGAGAAGCTCATTACTTTACATTTGAAACTCAAGACTATTGGATAATGGTAGATAAAATTAGATTGCAGGAATTTATTAAAGATAAATGTGCCGCTAAAGAATGGTCAGAAATACCTGATTTTTATAAACTTACACAAAGAAAGCAAAGATTGGATATATTTACACTCGTAAAAACTATGGATTTAATATTTATTTGTGATAAAATGATTAAGAAAGATGAAGAACACACCTCAACAAATGGCTGATATTATATTTAAAGAGTATCACAACTGGGTTAAGATAATTAACTATAACGTAGAGTCTAAGAATATAATTGAAGCAATAGCACTAGACATGGCTATATTCGCTGTTAACACTACGTTAGAAAGCCACAATACTAAAGATGAAATAATATTTTGGAGTAAAGTTAAAAACTTACTAAAAGGTAAGTTACTAAATGGTAAGCTATGAGAAGAAGAAGAATAAACCTAACACGATACCACCATTCAAGCTTAACTGTTCGGAATAATCGTATAATTCAATACTGGAAAAGAAAAGTTTTAAAAAATTGGATTAATAATGAATTTGACTAATCCAGATATATACTGTATGACAATCGTTATACGTGTAGTATTCCCATCCAAGTCTAAATACAAGCCTAGCGAGATTAGATACATCACATACGAAGATATACCTGTACTAGCAGTAGATAAGGATATAACAGAAAGAGAAAAGAATAGACTGTATAGAAAAACATTCGATGAGAAGATACATAAAGGTGATTTTAGTAAATACAATTTTAGCATTGTAGAAATAAAAAAATCTAAATTTTTATCAAAAATTTGTTATCAATATACTTTTTAGTACTTTTGTTCAAGCTAAATAATATTAACATGGAAAGACAATTATTGCAAGTCCTTGATTTTCAGTACGCTTTTGGAATATCTAACCCAGGTAAACCTAAGATGTTATCGAAGAAAAGAAAGGCATTAAGACAACTTCTACTAGAAGAAGAAGTACAAGAGTTAAGAGATGCTACAAACATTATTGAAGTAGCTGATGCTCTTACGGATATTCTATACGTAACGTATGGTACAATCCATGAATATGGTTTAGCAGACAGAGCAACAATGTTGTTTGATGAAGTTCATAGATCCAATATGTCAAAGGTCGGCCCTGATGGTCAAGCAATCTTTAGGGCTGATGGTAAAGTAATGAAGCCAGAGACTTATACTCAGCCTAACCTTAGACCAATAATTGAAAGAGACTTTGCACTATACAAAGAGAATGAGATACTACAGGAGTTAGCATCAATGGCCAAGCAAGAGAATGAAGATCGTATTATAGCTAAGATAAAAAATAAGCTAAACATATTCGATAGATTCTTATTCTGGCTTAACAATAAGATTGAAGCTAATCTAAAGAAAAAGATAGAGGTTAAGTTTCCAGTTAAAGCAAATGGAAGTATAATCGTTAAAGTGTACGATGAAGAATATGTCGTATGATAAAAAGAACTAAGTACGGAAATAAAAAACTAGAAGTTGATGGAGTTAAGTTTGACTCTAAACTTGAATTAGTTTGCTATGACCTGCTTACTAAATTGAATTTTGAGTTTGAATTTCAAAAAAAAATAATACTTATAGATGGTTTCAGATACAACAAAAAAGCAATAAGACCTATCACGTTAACTGTGGATTTTGTAGTCAAGCATAACGATATAGACTACTACATTGATATAAAAGGATTTGCTACAGATGTATCGAAGATTAAATATAAGATGCTACGTTATCAGCTTAAAGATAACCCAAAGACAGATGTAATATGGCTTCACTCACAAAGAGCTATACTACAATTTTTAAACAATTTAAAAGAAGAAAAATGAGTGTAAACAAAGTAATCCTATTAGGAAATGTTGGGTCAGTTGACATCAAGTCATTTGACAATGGAGGTAAAATCGTAAATATCTCAGTAGCTACATCAGAGAGCTACAAAAAAGGAGAGGAGTGGATAAATAAAACAGAGTGGCATAGATGCTCTTGTGGTATTCCTGCTGTCGTAGAACGAGCAGATAGAATTAATAAAGGTGATATGGTTTACCTTGAAGGTTCTATTGTTACAAGAAGCTGGGAGAAAGATGGTGAGAAGAAAGAATCTAAAGAGATTTCCTTCAATACTATTCGAGTGATAAATAAAAACAATAAGGAAGAGTCCGAATCATTTGTTCCTAAAACTAAAGCTGAACCTAAAACAGCTAAGAAAGTAATAGAACAGATGGAAGATTCAGATGATTTACCATTCTAAATTTAAAATATGGAAACGTACCAAGTAGATGCAACACCAGAAGATATAGGTGAGATTGTTCAGATGATAAGAATACAACATCTTAGGATGCATGTAGATCCATTTGCTGAGAAGATAGGTGTTAAACCAAAGGTCGTTATACAAGTTGAAGAAGGGAGAGGTCCTCATGGGCTTCTCCTTCTTAAAAAGATAGCAGAGACTTTTCCTTCTGTTAAACTTGCTCTAGAAGTAACGTATTAAATCGGTATGAATCCGATTATCATTTAAAGAATTGACGTTTCTTGTCGCCTCTATTCTTAGACTGTGCTTGTTTTACAGTCTTGGTTTTGGAGATGTGACTTTCATCCATCCCATCCCCGTTACCATGCGTACCTTTTTCTCTATTAACAGCTTGTAATATAGCTCTATATTTCTTCCTAGCAGGAGTACTATGATATTCCTTATTGTAATCGTCTCTTTTCTTGCGAGCCTCTGGATTCTCTTGATAGAACTTTGCTGTTCTACTCTTTCCTCTTTTCGTACCTGCTAGTTTATTTCTCATACTACAAAGATAATAACATATCAATTAAGTAAGGATGAGGGTACATATCTACCTTTCCTCTTAATACATTCGTATGAGAATATAATCCTGGCGTTGTCTCAGCCTTAGCATCAATCACATCAAATCCATCAGCACCTTTAGCTCGTACATGCTGAATCAATCCTTTTCTAATATCAATGTTGTATTTCTCAGCAACAAATAATATCCATCCTTTCAATGTCTCAATCTGAGCATCAGAGTAATCATGCCAGAATTGGAATCCTCTAAATGGTTTAGCTAACTTGATTACTTGATCTGACTTAGCTGGAGTATTAACGTAAGTCTTTCCATTAACTATCTGACCCATGTTACATACCTCAATAGCTACAGAGTTTCTATGCATTACAGAGTTACCCGTACCTGTGTGCCACCCATATCCTCCTTCTGGAAAAGCTTGAACCAACTCCCCATCAAATTTAATGTTACCATCCTTAACAGATTGTCCACCTAGTACAAATTCAGTAGCTACGTTACCTCTGTTATCTCTAGCCCACATATCAATTACTTGATAAGGATTCTCCCATCCTGCTGTGTGATGTAAGAATACCCATTGTTTCTTTACAGGCCCAGGGAAATAAGTATTAGCAGGCATATAATGCTTCTTAATATCTAAAGCATTAGTCATCTCAGTATTCTCAGCGTTATCAGTATTTAATATACCCATAGCAGCCCAAGTGTTACGACCTACAATACCATCTGGAATTAATCCATGAGACTTTTGCCAATCTTTAACAGCTTTCTCAGTTCCAGGACCAAATATCCCATCAGCTGTAATCTTTAGGAACGCTTGTAATGTTTTTACAGACTCTCCTTTACTACCTAATTTAAGTGTTGTCATTGCTTTAATTTATCTGCTTCTTCTTTAGCTCTTGTAATGAATCCCCTCAATGCTTTAAGCATATTCTTTCCTGTTACAGATTCGTAAGAATCATTTATTGATTTAACTTCTACTACTACGCAGAAGAATGCTATTACTTTTGTCATTACAAGGTCAACAGCTACGAACTGAGCGATTAAATCAGCTGCGATATACTTCTCTATTAGAAACGTAAAAAGAATCGCTCCAGAGTAAAGTAATGACTTGCTTATAACATGAGATAATCTTCTACTTCTAATTGATTTCCATCCACCTTTCTTAACGCTTCTCCAAATGCCAAATGCTGTATCTATAAGGATTGCTAATATTGCTATGTAAATCATTGGAAAAACTGGTGCGATAACAGCCAGCATTGATGTAATCATTAAAAGTATTTTCGCTTTCATAGTAAGTGTTTTCTTATAATTCTATACGTAATATATACTAGAAGCAAAGATAGTAAAATTCCTATAAGGTTATTTAACAGCTTCTTATACCATGGTGTCTTTTCATAATACATCACAGGAATCTTTCTCTCTACAATCTTTTCGTATGGCTTTACAATATAGACTGTATCACACTTTCCTTGAATATAAACTTTTTTTTCACGATCCATCCAGACCTTAACTTTTAATTGGTCTTTCTCTAAAAAAATTGTATCGTATAAAGTTTCGTACTCTACTACTGTATCAACATGAACTTCTGGTACAGTTATTCGTATTGTATCTCTTATTGTATCTTTAATACGAATAGTGTCCTTAGTTAGCAACCAAGGATTCCTCTTTATCAATCTATCAAATCTCCTTTGAGGAGTACAAGATACTAAAAATAATGATATTATGAAAACATATTTCATTACTGAACTTCGTACATTGGTAATTGTACATTATTAACCCAATCAATAATGTCCTGGTCACTCCAATCTTCAGTGTACGTGTACCCGTCAAAATTGATTCCAAAATTAGCCGTAGTAGTTTTTAAAATTACAGCCGCAGTACATACTTTGTCTATAATGTTATCCGTTACCGTTGTAACTGTAACCTTTGGGTTAACTATTTCAACGTTGAATTGAGGGAATTTGTAAGTTGCCATTTTATTTTTTATTTATTAAGTTAATGTTGTTCCTGTTACTGTGAATGTTCGTGTCGCTAAAAAAGTATTACGTGTTAATAATTTACTGTAATTTAGAATAGAGTTAGTTGAATTACTTAAAACTATAAGTGCGCTTAATGTATCATTGTTATTTGTAGTGCTTGTCCAGTGGCTTAATGTCGCAATTGAAAAAGGTGAATAATTAACATTCGCACTTAAACTCCAATTCATTAAATTCATTAACTCATTAACATTAGGAAGTCTCCACCCACTTGTAAAAGGACTTATTGAAAGAGCTAAGCCCCAATCTATTGCCTGCGCCCACGTTTGTAAAAGAGGTGATGCTAATTGGTAATACCCTAAAACGTTTGTTCCATCGTATGTACTCCAATCTATTCTAATTCTGTTGGTGTATGTTTGACCGCCTAATTCATCAGTAAATCTATTCGTATTTCCGAAAGGATTATTACTTGCTAAGACTGTAAATGATGTTGCACGTCCTGCCTCAATGTCTCCATCATCTCCAGTCCTGTATGAAGTAGTCTGTCCTGTCTTCATTAATGTAGCACCTACGGGCGCAGGAGTAGATGTTGTTCTTATTTCTATTCTTGTTGCCATTAGTATGTTTTGTTTAAAATAAATATATCACTAAAAATGCTATTACCTGTGTTAGCTGCTCCCCATTCTACTGTTATATTCAATGTATTAGCTATAGTAGTATCAAAGGTAGTAGAGTTCACAACATTAAAAGCAAACCCTTGAACAGTAGCATTAGATGTCTTAGCATAATGAAATGTACCTAATGTAACTATAGAAGCTACACCAGCAGCACCTAATTGTCTAACAGTAAAATCTACATTCAAAGAGAATACATCATTAGTAATATTAGTAATGTTTTGAGCAAGACTATCTAGTAATACAATAGAACCAGCCTTAACCCTTATTCTTATAGTTTGATTATTAGCAGCATTTAATACACCAGCTGTAACAACTCTAAAACTATCACCTACTTTAAAAGCATTAGCAGGTACAGATAAGCTACCTACTCCTCCATTAATTAGAGATGTCTCTACTGTAGTATTAGTAATAGGAGTACTGTTTGCTGTTTGAGCAAATAAACCTCCTGTTATAGTATAAGGATTAGCATTTAATATGTTTATCTGTGTACTCATTCAAAAGGATTAGGTACTGTTACTTCAAATGTGCTTGGTTCTCCTAAAACTATTTTTAAACTTTCATCAAAAATAATGTAATAAAATATAGGGTTATCTAAAGTTGCTGTATTGTAGTCAATCCAGTTTTGAGTCACATCATCAGGTGAAACTGGAATACCATAGTAAACATCTACCTGCTCTCTTGCATTAATAGCATCTTGCTCATTCGTATATTTATAGCCTGTTATTATCATGGATATATTGAATAAAACGTGTTAATATTTGACTCAATACCTGTTCTATTAGTTGATTGTTCTGAATTATAGAATATTGCTTCTTGCAAGTTAGAATTTGAAAAATTACCTGAAGCTCCACCAATAGAGTCTAATATTGTTGAATAAACTAAAACATTTGAACTTGATGCTATTGTATTACCATTTTTAAACATTGACATTGTACCAGCATTATTTAATCCTGTCAATAATAATTGATTAGTGGTTGTGTCTGTTGATGAACTTGATAAATATGAATTTGTTTTGCCTAAATAATAATAATTATTATCTGACCATAAGTACAATGAATAACCATTTGTACTCCATCTTGACAAACCTATTAATCTACTTCCGCTTGAGACACGTTTACCTACAAATGAAGTGTAACTTGATGCGCCTGCTGTTACGGAAGAAGTTAAAAGCATTAGTTTATTTGCATCAAATAAAATTGAATTTTTACCATTTGTAGTAATCATCGCACCACTTGAAACAATCTGTGGTTGATTAAAAGCAGTTGTTTGAATAGCATTATTTGCATTACCACTTTGGTCATACCATGTAGTTACAAATCCATTACCTGCACCACAAAATGTAAGTAATGAAGCTGTATCTAAAACGTTATTAACAAAGCCAATGTTCTGCTCTGTGTTATCACTTGACCGTCTTACTCTTATTGCATTACCTGTATAAGCAGTCCTTAATTGTCTAAGTGAATAAGCAGCTGCCGCATTTGGATAAGTATCAAGTAAACCTGTAAAAGCAGGAGTTAATGAAGCCAAATAAATACCAGTATTTCCACCTAAGATAACAGGCATAATTAATCAGTTACATAAATAATAACAAACTCAGTTCCTGTAGCATTGTAAGGAAAAGAAGTAAAATAATTGTTTACAGCATCTGCTGAAAAGTTTAATACTTCTCCTGGCTTAATAGTAACACCAGCCAATATAGTTCCATTTGAAGCTCCTACATTTGCTACAGATACAGAGAAAAAAGTATCAGCAACAGTATTTACATCTCCAGACGTATTGGTAGGTCTTAAAGCTCCAGGAACTCTAACATATCCAGGATTAGGTAAGCTTAATACATCTACTTGTAACTCACCATTAGCATCAGTCTTAATCTTTCTGTTTGTAGTACCATCCCATCCATATACCAAGATACTATCATTAGCCTCGCTAATCTGTACCTCAATAATATCACTTAACCAATTTCTAATATCAGCCAAAGCAGCATTAGCACCAGTTAAATCATTAGTCCATGTTACAGGAGATGATACCTCACTCAAGTAAATTCTTAAAGAATTATTCTTATCGTTAGATATGAAGTTTATGGCAATGTAATAATTACCAGTAGCATCTACACCTCTACTTACAGACTTAATAGACCTAACAGCATAAACATCTAATACACCATTGTTATTAATGTTTAACTGATTGTCAGTATTGTTTACTATTATACTCATTTTAATTTATTTTAATTGTTGTTATGGTAATTTTGGGTTTCTCCATAAGAATACATCTGAAGCTAAACATCCATTGTCATCTGTAACTAAACACTTAACTAATCCAAATATGTTTACGCCAGGAGTAGAGTCCATAGTTACACTACTACTTGTAGTACCACTAGTAAATGATATATCTCCTTCATTATCTTGAATAGACCATTGATATGTATAAGGAGCTAAACCACCAGAAACAGTAGTTGTTAAAATATTCCCCTCTGAATAATTAATATCCACATGTAAAGGACATGTTGGTATAGCGCATAACTGAACTAATATAGCATCAATCACTTGCTGAATACCATAAGTGCCAGCATCTAATCCTATACAGTTAGGCTCAGTAATAGCTACGCTAGTCATAGTAGATAGCTCAGCTACCATATTAGTAGTATAGCTCTCTAATAAAGTTAATACATCATTCAAAGAAGCATCACAAGGAACTTCTATAATATTGAAACTACCATCAAATACAGTTATATCAGATGTCTTTGTAGGACAGTTATCTGAACATGAACAATTCGATCCTAAATTTCCACAAGTAGTACAGCTCATATCTTAACAATTACAGTTTTCATTCAAATTATTTATCAAGCATTGTTGCTCTTCATCACATATCTTTCCATAAGGTAAACACCACAAGACATCAAAGATTAAGTGTTTCTTGAATAAGTCATCCCACTCTGGCCCACAATTAAATCCAAATATCTCTTTACTTCTTATGGAAGAAATTTCATCTACAAAGATAGCTTTCTTTTTCTTTAGTAAGTTTCTATTCTGAGGAGTATCGTAATCACAACAGTCAAAACATTCAACACCTCTTACATAGAATATATCAAATAGTTCAGAATTATAAAACCCAAAAGGACATTTATTAGTAGAAGTTAAACTAGAAATAGTTTCAGCAGATTCACTTAATTCTTCTTTTACTACCCATTCATCATTTAGATAAAACAAATAATAAATATTCTCCCCTATTGTAAAAGTATAGTAGTTAACACCTCCATACACTAATACATTTCCATATTCATCATATTGAACAGTAGCTGTATATTCTTCTCCTTCAATATTAATAATAACCTCAGTATCACAACAGCCACAATCAAGTATAGTAGTCTTTAAATCAAATCCTGTAACACCAAAGTCTTGAAACTCCATCCTACTAACAGGATTGTCGTACTCAAATATGTAAGGCCCATAAGGACATTGATTAGAACTAAAGTAATATGATATAGGAATATAAACATTAGGAGTGTTAGACCCTTCAAATACCCAAGCTGGAGTTCCTATAGGCGCACCAGAACCAGGTATAGTAGAAGCATCTGGAGTCCAATATAATCTAAACTCAGTATAAGGGGTAAATGCACCAGAGAAAGTATAAGACTTCTTACCATTAGTATATCCCCCATCCCAAGAGAAGTAAAAACTAAATAATCCTAAGCTAAAGAATCCAACAGCAATACAGTCTAAATCCCAACAATTGCTTATAGGACAATCATCTGGCCCTACACCATACAAAACACCCAATACAATAGTTAATTCAAGGTCATCGTTGAAGTATGTCATCTCCCATCTATCAAGCTCATCATTATAAGCTATAGTCAATGTATAAGCTTGGCCTAACGTAGATTCAAATGCTGTACTATTAAATACTTGATATATAGTAGTTCCCTCAACATCAATAGGATAGGCTGTAACAGTCTCAAGCAATACTCCTGATGAGTTATATATATTAGTCTCAAACCCACACAAACAAGTTGTAGGGGTAGGACATTTATTAGTATCTGGACAATTACAACTCATTAGTTACAACAACAAAGTGATTTTAAAATATCCATGTGGTCTTGAGCATTATCCCAATCAAATCCACAAGCAGCAAACTCTAATCCATCCATCACAACTCTCATCTTCATAGCCTTCATAAAAGATGCATTATCGCACATACTCTTACAAGGATTCTTCTGAATACCACAGAACGCATCTGCGACAGCTTGTCTGTAACAATCTTCAATAGAGATACACAAAACAACAACTCTCTCACTAGCACAGTAACGAGTAGAATTACAAGTGTCAGATTCAGTATAAAGAGTCCAGTAAGCATCGTTAAGAGGGTCTGCTGGATCAAGGTTAGTAGATGATACAGTCGCTTTGTAATATTTCCCATTCCTTAGAACTATTGGTTTTAAATACGCTTCGTAATATACGTCTGACCTCCAGTTAGGATATGTACATAATTCAACAGAATAAATACCATCCACATCTGCGTTTGTAAAATTGTATGTGAAAGTGTTATTAGAAGCTAAATGAGAAGGTATAATGTTATATGATATACCTTGTTGTGCTATAGGATAGGCAGTAGGATTATTCGTTCTTATATCAGCTGTAATGAGCTGGAATGTTGAGCCATCACCTCTTGTAATAGTTATTACTCTACTTGTGAAGTCCGTTGACAAATGCCCTGGCATGTCACTATCAACATAGTTAGAAGTGTCCTTAAATGTAATTTTCTTACAATCGCATGACAACTGTAGCGAACTACATCCATCAACTAACAAAGAAGTTTTAAAATTGCTCATCTTGATTTATTGTTACAAATTTAACATTTTTTATAATATATCGTTTTTATTGTTGCCCTCCTACTTGTCCTCCTGTCTGTCCTCCTGTTTGACCTCCTATCTGCCCTTCTCCTCCTTTCATAAATCTATTAAAATCTTTTTCCTCTGGAATAACAGTTTCTACAGGTGTTAACATACTAGCTGGTGTTTCGCCAAAAAATTCTTTTAAAAGGATATTTGCATCATTCTTAATATCCCATTTGAAATATTGATCGTTTATAGTATTATATGTAGCTTCCATAAAACTAGCATTGCCTTCCATCCAAGCATCAATCCCTTCTTTTAATTTTTTAACATTTTTAATGTTAAATGCTTCCATCATAGCATCCCACTCTTCTTTACCCATTTTTTGATCGGCACGTAATGAACTATATTTATCATTCCATTCTTCTATTCTATGAGTAGCTATTTGTTGTCTTATAAATGGATGATCTTGTAGATATTGTTGTCTCTCTTCTTCATTCATTTTTTCAAACTTTCTAACATCATAGTCGCTCATCTTATATCTGTTAAAGAAATTTGCTTTTTCTTCAGCAGTTAAATCATTCCAATCATCATTAAATATACCTCTAGTGTAACCTTCTAGTGCTGTAGCTATTTTTGTAATTCTTTGAAGTGTAGGATTATCTGCTCCAAAATCTCTTCCTCTTAATTTATTTAAAGCTTCACCACCTATTTTTCCTAAAAGATAAAACGCTTGTAAATCTGATTGAATCCTATCTAAAAAAGTATTTGCTAAAAGAATTTTTAATTTGTTATTAGCTATTCTTTCTTCTTCGTCATCATCAGCTGACATCATAGATTGAGCCACGTTTACTATTCCAAAAATAGTTCCAGAACCTATTAAGAAAGGTATATTACCTACTGTAGAATAATATAAGAAATCAGTTCTTGCTTGTTGTTTTTCTGCTTCATTAAGATTCTTCCAATCTTTCATGTTTTTAAGAGCAATAACAGCTTTTCTTGTTGCTGAATATTGAGCTGACAAGAAAGGCATAGTCATTCTAACTATAGGGTTTTGACTTGCTGTAGATATAGCTGTTGGGTCTTTAGATGGTTGCTGAGTTCTTTCAGTTTGCTTAAACCATTGTTGTATTCCATAGTTTCTAGCATCTTCATAATCCCCTCCATTTTCTTTAAACCTTTTCTTAAAGTGAGCCATTGCAAATCCTTCTCCTCCGTATGGAGTAGCAACAGATAATGCATCACCAGTTTTAATAGATAACATACCTAAGAATGTAACCATATCTATCGCTCCTCTCAAATAATCATTTGCTATTTTATCTATATCAGATTGAAGTGCCTGAGCATCTATTGATGTATTACTTCCAGATAATCTTTCATATAAATATGGATTTTTTCTGTAAAAATCTAACCAAAATTTACGTTGTTCTTTAGTTACAGGAACTACTGATGCGGCCACATCTATTGCATCCACTCCTTCTAGTTTACCTGCTGGATAATAATTGACAAATGCAGAGGCCTGTTGAGCAATAGCTTTAGGTCTAAATATTAATGCTCCCACAGTAGCAAAATTTGCTATCATTCCAAAATCTTTACCAAATCCAGTTTGATCCTCATAAGCAGATTTACCAGCAAAAATTCTTTCTAATGTTTGTTTTAAGTCGTTGTATTTATCTGTATTTCCAAGTTTTTCTAATACTCTAGGTCTATTTATATCCGAAAATAACGGTCTCATTGATTCTACAATAGGTATAAACGCTTTTGCATGAGTCATAGAGTTAATATAGTTATCTAGTTTTTCTCTAATATCAGTTACTTGGAATGCTCCATTGTAATTTTTTCTTAACCTTAAATTAGGAACCATTGCCGACATAGCTTTAGGACTATCCTCTAAATTCATTACATCAGCAGCACTTACATCAGCAGCAGGCTCTGGATAATAATATCCATCTGGCATTTTAAATCCAGAAACAGTTTCATAAGTAGGAGCAAACAAAGGTCTATAATCTTTATTGAATTTATCAGCAACAAAATCACAAGCTTCTTTTAATTGAGGATTGCTTTCTACGTATCTAATTACTTCATCTGGATCTATTTGGTTAGCTACTCTAACTCTTTCTCTATTTCTTTCAACTTTCTTAGGGTCTATTTCTTTACCATCATATTCACTTCTAACTAAATTGTAAATATCAAGAATTTCTCCATTTGTAAGGTCTGTAGCGTTTTCAGTTCCAGCATCAGATTGTATTCCACTTTTTTGATTTAATATCAAGTCAGAGTTTGAAAAACCACCAGCTGTTCCAAATACTTTATCTAATCCTTTTATTACTTCTCTCTTCAAGTAATAAGCCTCTTCTAATTTCTGTAAACTAGCAAATGATATTTCATCAACTTTTTTACTCATCCAATCCCTCATTTTTCTAGAACCTTTAGATAAGTCAGAAACGTATGTTTCTAAATTCCTTAATGGACCCATAGCTAGTCTCCTAAGCTTCCCTAATACACCAGGGGTATATTTCTCTTTTAATCTACCCATGTCTTTCGACTTACTCTTGTAAAACTTAGAGCCAGTTAAATCAGCATCAGGATTTTCTTTCATGTAGTTTGCAAAATCACCCTTACTCATTGATACCTCATTGCCATCTTCGTCTTTAATTACAATGACAGCACCTCTATTTTTAGCGAATCTATCATTTATTTGATCCTCACTATTTAATATCTCATCTGGTTTAGATAGGGCTTGTAATATAGTAGCTTCATCTGTTTTCTTTTCAGTTCTTTTCTCTTTTAATTGAGTTTTTCTTTCTTCTTTACCTATGCCTAATATTTCATCTACTTGAGCTTCAAGAGCATCAGTATCTTCTTTATTCAAAGAGTTTAAGTAATCATCTTCAAACATGCCTTGCTCTCTCATTGAGTCAATCTTTTCTTGAGCATCAATAGACACTTTACTTTTTCTAGTGTCTCCAGATTTAACAGACATAAACTTACCTCTAGGATTTACTTTTGTTTTAATCCTTTTAGCAGCTGATTTTCTATCTTTCTCAGCTTGTTTAGCTTCTGCTGTTTCAATCTTAGCTTCTTTAGTAGTCATTATACTATTAACCTTATCTAAGTTCTTTTGTATATCTTCTACTGTTTTAGCCTTATCAAAATTATTTCTTACATAAGATTGAACCTCTGATTTTTTATAGCTATCAGCAGGGAGATTGTCATTTACAAATTTCTTAGCTTCAGCTTTTAAAGCATTAAACTCTTTATTAGATAAAGTTTTATCTTTACTTTCTTCTAACTTTTGATTGAAGTCATTAAACTCAGCTCCTCTTAAATTATCAGTATCTATATTATAAAACTGTGGTATTTTTTCTAATAATTGCTTTTTATATTCACGACTTATTTTAGCTCTTTCTTTAGGGTCTGTAATAGCTTTGTAAGCATCAGTTTGTTTTAATGCTTTCATACCAGACTCAATAGATTGTCTAAGATTACCAGCAGTAACACCACCTACTTCAATAGCTTTAGCAACAGTTTCTATTGTACCATTCCATAGCTTATCAAATCCAGGTAAAGGAAGAGCCATAGCAGTTCCTTTTTCCATCTTACCTGTTCTTAGGAAGTCGGCTAAATTTTTAGCAGCTGTTTCTTCTCTTGTAGGTTGTTTAGTTTCTGAAGTTACTTCAGCAGTAGGCTCTGTTACAGTTTCAGATTGAACTCTTTGTCTAGCTGAATTTATCCATTTACTTTCAGATTCAGCACTTTTATCAGCAAAATTTTTAAATTCTTCTTCTGTTAATTCTGAAAAAGATTTACTACCCCCTTCAAAATCTTCATCAAAAAGAGTATCTCCTTCTGAAAAACCTTTTGATTTAACATATTCTTTAGGAGACATTTCTCCATTATTATATTTTTCAAAATTACTTATTGCTTTTTTAGCAAAATCTACATCAGATCCAAATGCTTCAGCTAAATCTTCAGCTACTCTGTCATCAAATGATTTTTCTTGTGTAACAGCTTCAGCAGTAGGTTCTGTCACCTTTTCTTCTGTTTTTGTGACAGTTTCTGTAGGAGTAACAACTTCTTCTATAACAGTTTCAGTAGGCGTTACCTCTTCAGTCTTAACCTCAGCAACAGGAGTAACAGTTTCCTCTGTCTTAACTTCAGCGGCAGGTTGAATAGCAGCAGGCATTTGAAATATTTTAGCTAACTCTTCATTAGGCTTAATATTTCTAATTTTGATTTTATTCTCAATCATTACCTTATCAAGATAACCTTCACTTAAAAGTTTCTTGAACTCGCTTTCAGAGTAGATTCTATCATCTCCTGCTATCGTGTATTCACAATCCGCCATATTACTTCGCTAATTCTTGGTCAATTAAAATAGGTTCACTAGTTCTACTTAGTCTAGCAATTAAATCTCCATACTCACCAACACTCTCCGTTTGTAACTCAATGAAGTGATGTAATAAAGCCTTTGTCTTAGGAGATGATTTCTCCCATGCATCTTCATACTCACCTAACAAATCCATCTCAGCTTCTAGAGCCGCTTGAAAAGCCTCCATTAAGTCGTTTATAGGAGCTTTAACAGCAGAGATAGCTCTTACCTCCAGTTGCTCTCCTAAGTTGTTCATGAAGTCCTCTAATTTAGCGTAATGCTCTCTTTCTGTATTTGACTCATTAGTGAAGAATGATGCAGCACCAAAAAAGTTTATAGTTTTCATAGAGTTAGCTAAATGCAAATAAAGTTGGCTTGCTTCCAACTCCATCTGTCCTAACTCATTAATCATTTCTATTTCCTGTGGGCTTAATAGATTTTCCATATTAACATTTCTTTTTAATTAAATTTTGTTTTTGTAATTGATTTACAATGGATGTAAATTTACTATCTATTTCTGAAATACGAGTAGCTTTATCTCCATATTTTTCATTAAATGCTTTCATAGCATCTCTCTTTTTCTTTGGAGATGTTAGTTTATTTATATCAGATAACTCATCAAACTCATTCTTAGCGGCAGCTTCACCTTTAACTTCTGTATCTACAGTAGATGCTTTAACTTTATTGTTTAAAGTAATGTTGCCTGTATTCTTATTTCTATTTAATACAGTTCCATCCTCTAATATTAATCGCTCAACATTCTTATTTTTAGGGTCAGCTTCAACATTTACAACCTTTCCTTTAGTAGGATTTCTATCTTCTCTAAATTCAGATGTAACTTCTCCAGTTTGAATATCAGCAGTTTTAAGTTGCTTACCTGTACTTACATCCGTACCTATTAAATCAGATTCAATTTGAGTTTCACCAGTAGTCATTACAGATGTAATCTTCTGTGGCTCTGTAGGTGTTACTTCAGTTTCAGTAGTTAATTCTTCTGTAGGTATTACTTCTGTTTGTTCTTCTTGAACCACTCCACCTGTAGCAACCTCTTGATCGCTTGCCCCTTCGATAGGCTGGGTTTCGATAGGTTCTTGCCCTTCTCCGACTTCACTTGATAACCCTTGTTCGTCTTTTTGATCATATTCTGCTTGTTTCTTTATTCTTTCATCAGTTCTTTTAACAATCTCTTCCATTTGAATGTTAATACTTTCTAACGCTGGATTTGTTAAGTTTCTTTGAGATTCATCAAGGCCTTCTATCTCTTCTTGAATTTTTTGCTTTCTACTCATTAAAGCAACCATTTTCAACCTATCATCTCCAGTTATATCTTTATGAATCTTTTTATCTAATTGATTTAGATTCTCAACAGCAACCATTAAATCTTCTGCTTCTTGTTTTGAGATGTCTCCTCTTACAAATTGATTAGCAACATCAGCTGTTAAAGTTTTTTTAAGGTCAGTATCTCCATTTACTAATCTAAAAAAATCATAATCTTCTGGATTAATTAAATCTACTCTTCCATCTTTAAAAAACTTAGCAGTCTTAATAGTTCCCCCTAAGACACCACCACCTATATAACCCATAGCAGCGTTCTTGAACACTAACTTTACATAGTCATCAAAAGTGTTTCCTTGATTAAAAGCATCAAGTCCAAGCATATTATCTGCTAACTCTTTTAATCCTACATCTAATGTAGCGGCCTGTATTGCTTCTGTTTCAGCTTCAACAAGACCAGCCCTGTTTATAGCTAAAACAAATTTAGCAGCATTACTTTTAATATCTCCTTTAATAAGGGCTTCAATAGTTTCTAATGTTGCATTCTTAGGAGCTTTCTTTAACGCTTGATTTACAACAGAAACCATTAACCTTTGAGTAACAGAACTTTTACCAGCTGTTAACTTTCCATATCCCCACTTATCAATAAGCGACATTCCCATAGCATAAGGAATAGTCATTAACTTCTTTTGATATTCTGGTATGTCTTTTAACTCTGGATTTTTTAATATCTCTTCTTCCATTTGAGTGTAAGACTGAGAAGCAAATCCTAATGTTGATGCTACTCCTGCTAATGGAGTTCCTTTTAACATCGCTACTAATGGATTAAATTGAGTACCTATAGATTCAGCCATTCCATAAATAGCTTGACCTGGAAAACTAAGTCTTGACTCATAACCTTCTGACATATCCATACCTATAGATTTCTCCAAAGCATCTGATAACTCTCCATATAAAAACTCTTCCTTCCACTCGTTATTCATTTTGAATGCTTCTTCTTTTGTCATTCCTTCTGGATATACTCCAGCGGTAATAAGAGCATCAGAAGCAGCAGAAACAGTAGCTAAATAAGGTTTATACATTCCATTTACAAAAGCTCCAGCTATATGACCTACAACAGTTCCAGGACCAGTATTATCTGCCATAATCCTAGTTGTTTCTATCGCTGCTAAGTCTTTAATATCATCTGATATTGCTATTAAATTAGCATTAGCTACCGCTAAATCATCAGATTGTTTTTTTATAACGTCTAATACTCCTTTGTTATTACCTACCTCAGCCTGTAATTGAGAGTAACTCTTAGATAAGTTTTCTTGTATTAAAGATATTTTATCATTTATATCATTTGTTTGAATTTTAAACTCATCATCTTTAATCTGATTTTGGTCAAATTTACTTTGAAGAGTTTCAAACTCTTTTTCTAATAAAGAAATAGCTCTTTCAGAATCTTCTTGAGTTTTTTTAAATTTATCTACGGATGGTTTTAATGCACTATTATATTCTTGTGAAAAAGATTCTGCATCTTCTTTTATCTTTTTATAATATTCATTTGTAAATTCTATTTCATTAAGATAGTCTTGAGCAGCAATTTTACCATCTTCATTTGTAACAGTTATATTTTTACCAGTCTGACTCCCAAACTTTAAAGTAAAATTATTTCCTAACGCTTCTTCTTTAAGAATTGTTCTTGATACAGCTAAATCCTTATTAAAGGAATTATTAAAGTGTTGAATAAATTCAGAACGAGGGTCATCTTGAGCAACCTTAATCCAATCATTTAATCTTTTTAATTGCTGATTGTTTAAATCATCGTCATCTTCATTTAAGTCTATAGTTAAAGAACCAGAAGGACTGTCAAGCCTTACGTAATCAAGATTAGCATTATACCAAGCACCTAAAGGCTCTACTTTTATTCCTTTTAAACCTAATCCATCAATATAACTTTTAAAACTATCTTGCCCTTGCTCAAATATATTAGGGTTACTAAAATTAACTTCTTTTGCTGTTGGTAAATGATTAGTGGCCCAAGCCAAAGCATCTCCTGTATTTCTCATTAATTCAACAGGAATGTCTTTTACGTTATATCTTCCGTATTTTAAATTAGATTTCTTCCAATCTTCTACAGACTTAAACTGAACAAATTGATCTTTAGTCCAATCTTCTGGCTTATCTGATTCTCTTCCAAATTCTATATCTCCTTTTACAACAGCTCCTTTTTTACCTCTTTCTCCTCTAACATCACTTTCAAGTCTCTTTTGAGCATCAGAAGTTTCTTTATCCGCTATACCAGTTATACCAACTCCAAATAATCCTCTGTCTGATTGTAAGTAAGGTTTCCCTTCTTTGTCTGTTAACCTTGCTAATCTTTGCTGTTGCTTAAAAACTTTTGGACTAAATCCTTTTATGTTTTTTTCCCATTCTTTTATAATAGAATTTGGAACAAAGTAGTCTCTTTTTGTAGGTGTTATATCAATAGCTTTTTCTCCTTGAAACGCAGCAGATACTCCATAACCATTTTTAACTGACATCCTATTATCTTGTGAATCATATATGTCACTAAATAATGTTACAGTTTTTGTGTTTCCATTCTTATCAATAACCTCAACAGTAGTTTCTGGCAAATTACCAAAAGCAGGAAATAATGTTGCTTTATATTTACTACCAGACTTTCCTCCATTATCTTTGGCCCAATTAGCCATAGACCTAAATGTTCTATCTATAGATAAAGCTTCTTCATAAGTTAATGCTTTATGAATTTTCTCTCCTTCATCATTCAATCCATAAATAGCCATCTTAGTAGCTGTAGCAGCATCTCCCCAATATGCTTTTTTACTAGGAGAAACAAATAATCTATATAATATGTTATTAGCCTCCATACTACTCATATCTCCACTAGCAATCCTTTTAGCGAAGATAGAATCTGAAACATCCATCCCTAATGGTTTTTTAACCACATAGTTGTTTTTAGCCCTGCTCTCTTCGGGCATTACATTACTTAATGTTGATGCTTGTTTTTTACTGTAAAAGTCAGCAGGAAGAAATCCTGGTTTTGAAACCTCTTCTTTAATATTTTCGCTTTCCTTTAATTGCTTTATATTTCCTTTTACAGTAGCTAAATTCTTTCTTAATTGTTTTAAGACATCTCCTTGAGCAGTTTTTAATTCATCTTGTATTTTCTTCTTCTCATCTATTAATGAGTTTAATTGACCAAGAACACTTTCCTTATCTACGATACCAGTTAAATCTTCTTCTTTTTTCTCAGGAACAATATTTTGTTCAGTTAGATTTTTAGATGGGTCAACACTAGGATTTTTATCTATCTTCTCTCCTAACTTTAAAAGCTCTTCATCTGAAATTTCATCACCTACATATTCTGAAGAAGAAATACCATCGTATGTACTTACTTTAATTTTGTCCTCTTTTGAAAACATTCTTTTAAAGAATCCTTTCTTTTTTTTCTTTTCATCATCATCAGCTACTTCAGATATTATACCTATTTCGCTATTCTTAAAATCTTCATTTATATTTTTATTAACCTCCTCAAATTCATTTTTATTTATTTTAGGACTAACAAAAAATGGATTCTCTATAATTTCTGTAGGAGGCTCTGGTATTTTAAAATCAGGCTCAAATGGTTTTTGTATTAAGTTTCCATTCTCATCTTCAACTAAATCAACAATATTAAGCGGATTTAAAAGATCACTAAAATATGTTGATTCATCAATAGGAGGTTTATTAAATGAAGCTTGAGACTGATAAAACTCTGATGGCTCAGCTCCTACTACTTCTTGCTCTATTGTTTCCCTTTGTACAGGTGGCTCTATTGGTTGCTCAGTTGGTATAGGTTGTTCTGTAACAGTTTCAGTAGTAGTTACTTGTTCACTATCAGCAGTTGGCTCTTGAGGTGTTATTTTAACATCAAATTGTTCTGGAGTAACTTGTTCTTGAGTTTGTATCTGTACAGTCTCTCCTTCTCCTCCAGTTTGAGTGTTCATTAAATCTTTATCAATAGCCATAATTTTTATTTATATATACAAAGATAATTAATTACCAGATTCATAACTAGCATCCCCAGAACTATTGCCTCCTGATGTTTTAATTTTTTCAGTTTGAATATTAGCCCCTTGACCAAAGAATACATTACCTACTTTAATAGTAGATGTTAATTTTTTACCATCTAGAGTAGCTGGAACTTCATAAGTTGAAAATTCAAGGCCTAATGATTTTGGAACAACAATTGACCCTCCTTTACCATCGTTTACTGTAGCTCCATAATATCCAATCCCATTGCTATAATAGTTATAATTTTCTCCAGATTTATATACATTTCCTTGAGTAGGTTGATATATTATATCAGCAGGCATATTTTGATAATCATTAGCAGTTAATTTTTTACCTGTCAATGTTGAGTAATATTCTACTTTAACATTACCTTTTGAATCTAAATTATTTTTTAAATCAGCAGCATTAACATACTTAATCTCTCCTTTACTATTTTTAACTTTAACTTGAAGATTACTATTTGGCTGAACATTACCTTTTGAACCGTTGTAATCTTGAGTAAAACTACCATCTGGAGATGCCATAGCAGCATCTATTAATGCGTTAGTAGGGTTGTTAGCTTGTTCTCTTTCCCATCTTTCTCTTTGCCAATTAATTTCAGCTAATTTACCTTTCAAAGCCTGGTCAGAAGCATATCTAGAGGCACTATCGTTATTCGCAGTAACAAATGTTGGAATGAATGATGCAACAGGCATTTGAGCTTCAGCATATATCTTTAAAGACTCTTTGTAAGCCTTTTTTTCTTCTGGAGTTAATGCATCTAAACTGTGAGCATCAACCCATTCATTAATCATAGGAGAAAAATCTATATCAAAATATTCTTTCATTATAGATACATATCTCTCATAATCTATGCTGCCATCACTTACTTGTTTAGATAAATCATTTATTTTATCCTTTAAATCTGGAGTCCATTCAATACCATCTTTAGGAGTAATAGCTCTTTTAACTTTATTTCCGTCTTTAAGCAAATCATTCATTCTAGTATCTATATGCTTATATCCATTAGGTATAGCTTGAACAGTTTCTTTTAAAGAAGCTACATTCTTTTTACCAGAAAAGAACTCCTCTAATTTCTCTGGAGTGTAACCAGAATTAAATTTTTTGGCTATCTGTAACATTCTAGGAGTAGCCCAAGCAGCAGCATTTCCTTTATCATCCATTAACTTCTTTTTGAAGTCATCCATGTAAACATCAACGTCTTTAAAATTTTCAGCAACAGCTTTTAATTGAGCATTTATTTTAGCAAACCCTAGGTCATTAGCTAATCCATCTGGATTGTTTTTATAAGCTTCCATATAATCCTTCCACTTATCAAAAACATAACTAGTCCATTCTGGCTTAAATTGCTTAGCAATATCTGGAACTGATTTAAGCTCATCCATTAATGCTTCTTTTCTTTTTATTTCAGCAGCAATAGCTCTCTTTCTAGCATCGTACAACCCTAAAGGCAATACTCCTCCAGCACCAGAGTAAATAGTCTGAGAACCTATTCTACTACCTGTAAATGTACCTACAGCAATATCTCTACCTATTTCTGGATAATAATCTTGAACTCCTAGTTTTTCGATAGCTAATTGAGGTGCTTTTTTTCTAGCAGAAGCAGCAGCCCTATTGAATACATCTTCTCTAGACTCTGGAGTTATACCTTCAGATTGATATGTTTGATCCCATGTAATATTAGGGCCAATCTCATCTAACTTAGATATAACAGAATCTCCACTACCAGGTAGTGGTTCTTCAATTTTTTCTTGAGTATTTAATTGTTCTTTTGTATTTAATACATCTTCATTAGTTTTGTTGATTTCATTATTAACTGTTTCTTTTACAGCATTAATTTTTTTATTCTCTTCTACTGATGATGTAAAGGTTTTATCAGGTTTATTATCAGCTTCTTTTCTTAACGCTTGAACAATAGCATTTCCTTCAACAGTTTCTCCTTTTGCTAATTCAGTAATAGCTTGAGCCTCAGGAGTTCCAACTTTAAACACTCTTGAAAATTCTGTTCCTGCTACGTTAGGGCCAGGTGCGTCATATTTAATATATTCAACTTCTGGAGTCTCTTCAACAACAGGAGTTCCAGCTACAATTTCACTAGGCTTAGCTTCAAAAGGTTTTTTAACTCCTTTTATCTCTTCTTTAGAATATAAAGGTTCAGCGCCCATAGATTTTCTATCTCTATTGACCGCTCTCATTTGCCTTCTTTCCTTACGTATATCCTTATTACTTCTAGAAGTACCTTCGTCTGGATTCTCTTTATCGTTTTTAGCCATGTTATACTCTTATTTAGGATTCCTGGTCTTTTTGTTCTTTCTGTAATCTAGCTTCTTCTCTCTTTCTTTTTCTAGCTTCTTCTGGAGTTTCTCCTAATTCATTATAAGTAAAGTCTCCAGAAGGTTGAAGTGCAGCAGCTAGGTTTTGACCAGAATCTTTTATGTTTTGAGAAGCATCAGCCATCATCTCATTTCTTTGAAGTAATGTTAAATCTGCTTTTCTATTAGCCATGTCTGTGATTGTCTTACTTTGAATACCAAGGTTTTGAGCTATGTCTTGAGAAGTTTGTTGAGCTATATTACTCATAGTCTGACCCATAAGATTACTATACATACCCATGTTAACAGGGCCACCAGCAGCAAAAGCATTTCTCTGTATAGCCTTAGCCATCTGTTGACCAGCAACCATTTGAGGATTATAAGCAGTACCAGTAGATAAAGCCTGTTGTCTCCTACGTAATGTATTTAACAAAGCTCTTTCACCTACATCCTCTGGAGAAGGGATCATTCCTTTAGCTTTTTTCTTCTGAGATCCACCTTCAATAAGTTGCCCTATACCAGTACCCAAAGAAGCACCAGCAGTAGTTCCTAAACCTGGAGCAACAAATGTTCCTGCCGCAGCCCCTAATATTCCTCCGATTGTACCTCCTATACCGCCCATAATATAATTTTTTCCAAATTTAACAATTATTTTAACTTCTTGTATTGTACTCCTGTAGAAGCTACTAAAAATTCTTCATCAGCACTACTTACAATCTTAAATAACATTACCCTACCTTGTTGTCTGTAATAAGGAGCTACAACATTTCTAGGTATGTAACACTCATATCCAAAGTAATCCTTCATAGATAATGGAATAGCTACTGTATCAACAAAGTTAGTAAAGTTGTCATTGAGATAATCATCGTAAGATTTGTAGAAATATACTCTCTCTGGCTTACTACTTGAATTAACTCTTATTCTAATAAACTCCTTGTCGTAATATAAATCAGCATTAGATACACCTGTTACATAACATTCCATATCTTCTCCATCAATCTGATTACCTACTCCTAACTCAAATGTTTGAGCGTTCTTCATACCAAAGAATACATTGTTATTGTAAAGATACTTGTCGTACAAATAAGTACTCTGACATTGTAAAGCAGTCTGTTGAACTCCGTAAATTAAAGTAGAGAAATACTTAGAGTCATTAACACTCATTACATACTCATTGTTTAACACGTTATATCCACCTACTAAATCAGATTCATAAGAGGATGCTATTTTGCTTAAAAACTTGCTTCTCAATAAATAATGGAATCCTGTTCTTGATATATCAGTCAAGTTGTTATCAGTAAACATATAAGCAGCCTTGTTATTCACAAAGAACAAAGTATTTGAATACTCAGCCCAACTTCTCCAAGTCTGATCACTCATCCCTATAGTTTTATCTATCCATAGTTGATTTAAGATACCTCCTATACTTGATCCTGCTGTGGCTAACTCATTAGCGTTTATCTCATAGATAACTCTCTTATCTACCATTAATAAACATACACCACTATCCGTCAAAGCATAAAGGTTATTACCCTTGTCTCCAGATAAAGCACTCCATGCAAATTTAATCTCTCCTGTATCATCTGATATATCAAAATAGTTAGCAGAAGGAAATGTTCTAATAGATGGAGTATTCTGAGAGTTAATAGGCCTTCTTAATGACCATATAATTCTTGTACAGAAATCTGTTTGCTCCTCAAATCCTACCGTTGGTACAGATGTATATGTGCTTGTAGTTTGGCTCTTTGAATAATCCTTGTTAGTCTGAGGTAAGAACCTAAATCCTCCCCATCCCCACCAGTTCCATTCATAACCGTAATCATCAAAATACTCAGACAATAGGTTGTTAGCAGATTCCCAAGCAGCTCTATCTCCAGGATCAGCACTAGCATTCCATTTATAAGGTCTTGGTATATAGTTAATTAATGGAAATGCTTGTTCGCTAACAGCCTTATCTGGTGATTCTAAATTAAAGAAGAATGATAAATTACAACGTGTTTCAGCAGTCCACATAGTAACTACTTGTCTCATTCTACATTTATTAGATCCTGCTGAATCAGCAAATTGATGATGTACATATCCGTATTTATTTGGACCTTGAGTATTTTCCCACCATCTGTAACCATCAAATCCAGTAGGAAAATCATTATTAAATGAATATTGTTTAAATGGAAAAGGATTACTCCAAATGAAATCATTTGTACTTCCTATAGGGTCTCCATCCTTATTATACTCATTATCTAATACAGCCCATATAGATTCATTGATAAACGTGTCTCCACCAAACACCCTAACAGGTATTCTGTTGTTATATTTAACATATACTTTAGTTCCAGAAGCAGGAACAGTAAATGCTGTATATAATGGATTCTCAATAAAGTTCAATGTAAACTGAGGACATAAATCAACAGCTGTCTCTGTGCTTGTATATATTCCAAATATATCAAACCCACCTGTTAGCACAGGGTCATTATAAGGGCCTGGAGCAGCAGCAGCTAAACCAGTAAGTATAGTAGCAATGTCTGGACCTGTCTCAAATGTAACATTCATCCATCTTTTCTCTACACCATTTTGGTCAACTACATAAACAAATCTTTTTAATGAAGAATAATCATTATATACTTGACTATTTAAAGAAGGAATACAATCTTCCCATCTTTCTGACACCAAAGTAGATGATTGATTAGATGTACCATTAGACTCTAACACTAATGATTTGAACTTAATATGATGTCCTGTGTATTTATATTCCGTTGTAATACCAGAGTTTATATCTCTATTCTTATATAGATTTATAACATACATTGGCTCTCTCCATTCTCTTTGATTGTAATCATCTGCATCTGTACTAGCTCCAACAGTAGCTTGATTATAAATATCAGCATATCCTGTAGCAGTAGTATCAACAGCTATTTGAAAATATGTTTGACGACCTCCTCCAGCTGTAGTAACTTCTGTAGTAGCTATGTCTAAAGGAAATATTCTATTACCTTGAGTATTACCTGGAAAAGCAGGAGAATCCGCAGTATCTCTATTCATATATCTACCGTATGCTACATAGCTAAATCCATCAGCATCTGGAACACCAGAATAACCTGATTGGTCATAATAATTATTTATAGTCGCAGCACCACCATCTCTTAATACTCTAGCATAGGTAATCATATCTGTACCATATCTTGCCTCCTCTAAAGTTAGCTTTCTACTAGCATATATCTCACTAAAATACCCTAATGGAGAAACTAACTGAATTGAATATGATGTAGGATTGTTTAATAAATCCTCTGCTATATCTGGAAATCTATGCTCTAAATCTGGAAAGTGCGCCCAGAACTTATCTATTTCTTTTGAAGTGTTCGTTAAAGCATTGTCTGCTGATTCTAATCTATAAAACCCTAATCCTTGAGCAACTACTTGATAAGCAGGGTCTGTCTGAACAACAGAAAAACCATCAGCCCAATCTGGATATGTATCTAATCCCTTGACAGCTAAACCCATAGAGTAATAATCTAAACCAAATGCTTTAGGAGAATAAGGATTATCTGGAGCTGTATCATCTAAAGATACACCTTCATTTGGTGAAGTGTCTAATGTACTTTGAGAGCTAGATTGACTTGTTGGTGTTAAAGTTTTATATGGAGCATCGTGATATGATACTTCGACATTTTCAGCACTATAAAAAGGACCTGTTTTCTTTTCTACAGCATCATAATGGTCAAACACCTCATGCGTTAGCTCTACATCACCACCTGTTGTAGCAGCTTTAACTAACCCTTTATAAGAACTTCCTTGAGTCAATAAAGTCACTTCATCTCTTCTGTTAGGAAAAGTATAATTACTTGCTGTTGGTATCTCAGTAGCATAAGAAGGATTATTAAAGCTATCAAATAGAACAACTCCAAACCCTGTCTTATCACCTCTCATATTGCTTTTATACATAGCGGCATTATAAGGGTGCTTATGTCCAGCCTTACCTAACTTCTCAATAGTAGGAAAAGCAGGGTCACTACCTGCATCTACAAATGTAACCTCTCCATTAATGTCTCTTGAGTTATATCCAACATTCATTAGATACAATCTGCTATTGAAATATCTTACAGACTTAGCTCTTCTTATTGAAGAAAACGTATCTGTTTGCTCTGCTAAATCAAGTATCTCAAGACCAGGAAAGTTAGCCTCAGCCTTATCAAATATATCTATTATATTCAATCCATTATTAATAGGAACACTACCTATAATAGCAGAAACAGGAGGAACACCATAAGCACTATCCGATTGCCATGCATCTCTTCTTACTTCTAAAAATGTAAAAGCATCTGCGTTCTCACACTTAATTCTAATATGATTACCATAATCAGTAGATGAAGCTATATTAGCAAAATCTCCATGAGTATGAGAATAAGGATATTGTGGTGAAAATTGACTAGTCTTTCTTCTTACCACAGGTATTAACTCTGTAATAGGTGAAAAAGGAGTTCTTTCTCCTTCTGCTGTTACTAATCTATATGAATACGAATAACTCCCTATAACGAGTCCTGATGTACCAAATGTAGCATCATACCCACTAGCAGTAGAAACGCTCTCTTGTTTGATAAAAGCAGGCTTATATAGCTCTGAGGAAACAGGTATAGAATAGTTAGCAGGATCAAAATCTCCAAAGTACTTTTGAGTACATTCTTTTGTTTCTGTCATAGCAGAATTATCCATCATATCTAAAACAGATAGTACCATAGGTGATACGTTATTATCTGTGATATATATCTCCCCTCCTACACAACTTTCGTTCTTATCATATTGTACAGG